AGCGTCTTCAAACCAGACTGCTATGTCTTCACATTCCTCATTGGTCTCAGAGAAGATATCAAACTGCAAGATGTTATCATAGTCCATTTCGTAAATAGCTACGAGAAACTCCGGGTTAGTCTCGCTCTGTACTGCACGTTCCATGATTCTTGGTTTCTTCATTGTCCTGGGACCGAATGGTTTTTCGCCTAGACTGCCAGGTTCTCTTCTAAAAACCTTCCAGGTGATAGTGGGTGCAAACGTGGGCACTCTATTCGTCCTGTCTGGTTCTTGATCTCCATGGTTGATTACGGACTCCGGGTACGCATGCGTGAAGACTAATGCGGGTTTCAATACCTTAACGAGCTGATATACCCCATGTGCAAAATCCTTAACATCTCCACTACCACCTAATTGTAAGCGAGGTGGGTTTGCTCTTGATGCTGGGATAATTCCATCCGAATCGGTAAGGACCGTATCCGAGTAAGACCCATCATCTTGTCTGACTCCAGTCGGCAGAATACTATTCTCATCGAGAGTAAATTCGTGCTGTGGGTCAGCCATTCTTAGCTCCTAACGTTTTCTCTTCTACAGAGGCAAGCGTAAAATTCGATACGACCATTATCCCCCCTCATGGGAACCATGTCATTTATGTTGTACTTGCCTATATCTGGAAGAGTAAGATCTTCAACTCTGGGTTTGATCGAATGATCATCCCAGTCTAATTCGTAAATTTCATCTTCAATTTTGGGCTTAACTGTGTGCTCCATATAGTAGATACGGTAATCTACGTGGATCATACCAGCTGGGAGCTCCATTTCAAAGAACCGAGTTAAACTGCCCGCTGTTATCTGTGTATGTCGAACCAGGGTAATCTCATCGGAGAATTCCCATGATGGGCCCCCTGTTGATTCTCGGTACTCCTCGTCCCAATATTCAGATCTCCTGGTCTTATCGAAGCGCCTGTAGATAACCCAGTGCCCCTGCCCTGGAGTGGATCCATCTCCTCTGAGAATGGCATCCATCTCAGTTCGCATATCGATATGGGTTCCCTCCCCCTGAATACTGGTGGCTTTGTCGTAGGGGGTCGCTGTCTGGAGGTAGTATTTGCCCCTCGCCATTAGATGTTTCTCCTTCTCTTGAAGGGATAGGTGAGGTTTCTACCAGCTCTGATGGTAGTAGATGGCTTGTATTGCCCATCTGGTGCATCATCCTCCTGGTCCATTCGCATCCATGTATCAGGGAATCCTGGGTGTTCTCTCTGGTTGAGGTGAGGTACGGCATGCTTAGGCACAACCCCACTACCGCCAGTTTTGATCAGGGCCATAGCCTCCTTGACACACAGAAGTAGTCCTTCTCGGATTGGTCCAACCAGATCCTGCACTCCACCAGCATCCTTGGTGATAGACATATCACCTAGGGTTCGCCTTCCACTACCTAGCTTCCCAATGCCCAGATAGAGGGCATTGATCAGGTCCAGTTCTGTCTTACATGTAACGTACTGCCGCACATAGTTTTGGACCGGGCTGGCTATAGTTCCTAGGGTCTGAGCATAGACGCTATTCCTGTGAATGAGCAGTGCTATTGTGTTGTCTGGAACGCTGTCGATGAAGCTACCAAGGTCCATCCTGATAATCTGGATGGAGGTATACATGGGGTCGAGAATCGTGGTGAAGAAGAACGAGTAATCTGGGGTCAGGTTGGATGTATTCAAGCCCTTGATTCTATCCTTGGTGACCGTGATGATATAGTCGGTCATCGGCTCCCAGACTCCAGAGGTGGATGTGCCTTGAACGAAGTTACCACCGCTGTATGTTGATCCAACATGTCCTGTTCCATTTGGAGTCAACAGGGCAATGTTGGTATCCAGATCATAGGTGAGGCCAAACTGAGGAGTATTGGGAGTGAAGCCAGCCCAGGCTGTTCCTAAAGCTGCCTCAGCTTCGATAGACACAGTGGCAGTCAACCATCCAGTTGGGTCCGATATGGCTCCAGCAGCCATCCCTGTGACGCTGGGAGCCGTTGGGTTCTCTATCCACAGATCATCATTGAAATACAGACTGACGCCCTGTGTTTGTACAACCAAGGCAGCCACATCAGCGGGCACTGTTTCAATGATACTCAAACTGGTGGTTTCAGCACCGTATATTCCTGTGGCTGGTAAAGAACCACTGGTAGCTATGAGATCACTTCCTGCTCCGGTTGGTTCTATGGTGATAGATGAAGCAGTGAAGGTCCAAGAGGGATTGGAGATTAGAGCCTCTCCAAAGGCATTCTTGATGGAGCCACCAATGAGGGTGGCTCTATATTCAATTCCTGAATTTAGAAGTGCTAGCGGAGTAAATCTAGCCTTACGTTCACCATGCAGATAATCAACATTACCCACCAATACATCAGTAATGCTGTTCTCTACATTCACAATGAATGTCAAATCCGTAATGGTGGAAGAATCCATTGCTTGATCAAACGTCGCAGTTATGATCGTATTGGCCGGAACACCACTAGCTAAGTTATCAGGATTGGTAACCAGAAGTAACGGGTTAGCCATGGTGTGGTTTCCTATCTTCTATTAGAGTGAGAAGCTCGCTTAGTTTTGGATTTAGCTTCCTTTTGTTCTTCAATGAGTTCGTTGGCCAAGTCGGTGTCCTTTGGTTCATTCTTCAAAGGTCTCTTGTCTTTCTTAATTCTCTTTCGTTGCCAGTTCGTATCCATTCCTTCCTTGCCTCCACTTAAAACTCCGATTGCCAACTCTGAGGCGTATTCCTTGATCGCCCCGGATAAGTACTTAACTAGAGTCTTTCTTGGCTTTTCTGATGAGACTTCTATGGAAAGAAGAGATTCAATTTCTGTGTTTTGAAACTTACCCTCTTCGACCATCTTCTTGATGACCGAGATCGGGTTGTTCAAATAAGAGGATATATCAACATCCTTCTTATTGAAATCCAAACCTGGAAGCTTGGGTTTCCTTGCTGAAAGCTTTAGACGCCCGAGCCTTACAGCCTCTTCTACTATATGAAGAAAACCAGTGCATCTCCTGTCGCACTCGATATGGTTTTCTGGCCCTTCTGGGATTTGAGCAATCATTCCTTTCGGAGTGAAAGCATCCAGTGCGATTCCTGTATGATCTAGATCCTTCCAGTAAATGGCTTTCTTCGGATTTAGTACTACCCAATAACCAGGTTTTACTTCTAGCGGTGTCATTTGCATACTCCTTAAGAACTAAAGGGGATGAGGGCTTGAACCCCCATCCCCTCAGTTCACTCATTCGATATGTAACTAACTCGTGATTACCAGGCGTGGCCAGTAGGCTGGCTAGTGCTCTGAGAAATCTCAGCGATGGTCTGACTGTTGACATTATCGAAGACGTAGTTGCGCTCAACCACGACGTTCTTGGCAACAGCAACAGAGCGTCCCTGCTCTACGACGTTTAGGCCGTAGCGTTCACGAATCTTCAGGTTACGAATATCGCGTGCTGGGTCATCGAACTCTTCCGTGCTGACTGGGTCTCTGGTAACCAGGATACCACAATTACCACTATCGCACATGATAATTGAGGTGGATGGCTTACCGATTCCAGCAACCGATGGGGTAAATGGAACATGTGGCGACACGAGAACTGTCATTGGTGTTGGCAGGAATCGTGGCGGCAAATTGAATGTCGCATTCATTGGGTTCAGGGTGGCGACCCAAGGGCTGGCCGCTGGTAGAGGCTGTCCACCAAGAGCTGCTGCTCCTGCTGTTCCGCTTTCTCCAGTTGCCTTAGTCCTTAGACCAAATCCACCAAAACCAGTTCCCCAACCGTTGAAAGGATTACCAGCAGGAATCTTACGTGTTGCCACGGTAGCTCCCTGAAGAACGATCTCCCTTATCTCGGGGTCGGTCATAAACACCTTCCATGCCAAAGGATGCATGAGAAGGGTATCTGGTGTGAATCCACGTAGAACGAGCCAGGTGTACATGTCAAAGATATCGTGCAATGTCATGCTTCCGTTGGCTGCTCCTGTGAGGTCACGTCCGGTTAGAGCTCCAATCTCGCCGCCATCGGTTCCACTCTGGTCATTGTTGAACACAGTGTATCCCATGGAGTTGAAGAGTTGAAGTGCTTTCTTTTCCTTGTGGCGTGCTAGGGCTCGACCTGCCGCCCTCAACCACAAGTTCAATACATCCCACTGGGAGTCTGCGATGAGCTCGTCGGTGACAGAAATGCGAAGTCCGTGCTTGGAGACTGTGACTGCAACCATGTCTCCTCCGTCGAGGTCAGGAGACCTCTCCGGGTACTCGGCTCCCTCTGGGATCTCGGCTGCATAGATTGCTCCAATAGCTCCGATCTCAATCATCCGACCTGCACCCATGCGAACTTCCTCAAACAGATTCGGCACGATCAGAAGATTAGGCTCGATAGCCTCTCTGACGATATACTGAACAACTCTGGGAATGAAGCGCGTTGCATCGCCTGTCATCAGGGTGTCCTGAATGTTCAAACGAGCAGGCTCTTCGTCTGATGCAGAAATGCACCATCCGTTGTTGGTCATTACGTCATAGAGTCTATGGATACCATTGATCTCTTCTGGCTTGAATCCGTCTTCGGGGACGAAGAGGTCGAAATAGTCCATCTTGTTCATTGGTCCTCTCCTCCGTTAAGCCAGCAGAAGCTGGATGCGAGCCACTCCGAAGCTACCCCTCTGTACTGAATCGAGGATGTTCTTCCGACTGGGTGCGGTGTTAAATGCAGACTGAATCATCACATCTCTTACAAACGTAAACAGAGGAGATGGGAGACCAGCGGTTTCTGTTCCAGGCATCATGCTGCCAGGATATGTGGTGACTGTTTCAAGGTCGGCCTTGGGGAATCTACTATCCGTAACTACCAACCTACCTACGGTCTGTGCTGTAATCAAAGCACCATCAGGTGCTGCTGATGTTCCTAGTGTTCCAAGAGGGAACGCTGTAGCTGCATCTGCGCTTGTTGGCGAAGGAGCAGCCCACTGAGGAACTAGCTTACCGTAGAGATCAGACATAAGCAACGAACCAGGAATCAAGAGATTTGCATCTCCGGTGTGGTTGTATACAAATGCATGAGTTCTACCAACGGTCTGGTACCAGTCAGATGTGCCAGCTACGACCAAAGGAGCAATTTCGCTAGATCCAGTCCCGTTTTCCAGGGCTAGGGCTAGAGCATTATGCTTATTTAGACCAGCAGCATCCGCATTGTAGAGATCAACGAACGGAAGTTCGATGTATCCACGGGACACAATACCACTAATGTTGAAGAGTTGATAGTTGAGGTTAGCACCACGAATGTCCTGATAGACATCGGCGGTGACTAGACCAATTGGGTAGTTTCCAGCTCTGGTGTATGGAAGGTCAACATTGGCTCCACCCGCTGCGATATTCACGAGGGTTCCATCTGTCTGAATTGTTCTTCCAGTATCCAGAGTGGTGTATTGATCCATAGACCCTGACCCAGAGATTACATTGTAACCTCCATTGGCAGGCATAAGCAGAGCAGCTACTGCATCGGTGTAGCCCCAGAAATCTAGGTCGATGTTGGCAGTGATAGCACCACCAGTGTAATCGACACCAACATAAATGGAACTAGCGTCAGCTACTTCACCAAAACCGTGCGGGTTTGTCTTGGTAGTAAGGCCAGCAACAACTGTGCCCTTAGCAATAACAACACCATCTTCTGTGGTGCTGTCTACCATCATAACCGGCAGGTACTTAAATGGATAGAAGGCTTCGGGAGGTCTAGAGCCATTACCTGGCTCTGAATGCTCGATAATTCCGCGAAGCTTGCTCTGAATAAAACCACTCAATGGAGATCGTGTTTGCTGACGACGAGTCGTGTAGTTATTGAAATTCAACTGTGCCATCGTACTCGATCCTCCTTACAGGTTCTTTTCAAGTTTACAGAGTTACTTTTTTCCACCAAATAGAGTGTCTTTGACATTATTCTGCTTGGACTCTCTAGAATTCCTACGTGGGCGACTCTGTCTTTCTTTGGTTTCTACTCCCTGAGACTCGATTGTCCCAGTTGGAGTTTTCTTTTGTCCTATTTCTAGAACCAAATCACTTATACTATCTTCCAGAGATTTGATGTCCCTGGAACTATGCTCTTTGATCATCTCATCCCGGAGGGTCTTACGTTCCTCTGGGTCTGTCTTGCTAAGAATTTCAGCTGCTCCTGGCTTACCGAGACGGATCTTAAGATCAACGGCCTTCTCAGCAAGGTCCTCGTGCCTCTTAGTTTTGAGTGCAGATACATCCTCTACCAACTTCTCATTCTCATCCTTCAGAGTCAAATTCTCGGACTCAAGGGCACTATTTTTGTCATTCAGCTCCCTGTTGTCCGAAGATAGCGTATTGATTGTATCCTTGAGCGACTGTGTGTTCTTCTTAGCTTTAGTTGTCTGATCATTGAGCTCGGATGTCTGTACTTCTTGATCCTTGATCTTGTCCTGCAGTTCTGTGACGTAACTAAGGTCCGAAACCCATGCTGTCATGAGATCGGATATCGTTACCTCGTCTTTTGAACTCTTGCCCTTAGCAGAACACCCAAGAGAACTAGCTTTCTTGGAAACGCAGGCAAGAATCTTAGACTTGGTACTGTCAGAAACCTTAGCTCTCCCAATCAAACGCCTGGCTGCTGTAACATGTGCACAGTCAGGAACAGGGAATGATCTCTTCGGTCCACAGAAAGTGCCACCTGATAGCTTCTTTCTCTGTGCCGTTGAGAGCTTAGCGTCTTCTAATACCTCATCTAGTTGAGGATCCAAGACATCTACGAACTCAGTAATCTCCTCATCAGTGAACTCGTGCTCATCGATGAGTGCCTTAATCTGGTCCATGAGGGTCATGGTGTCCTCTCCTTCAGTGTTTGAATCGGTTGTGTCTTCTGTTTCGTCATTAAGCAACGAATCTTCAAACCCAAGTACGTCTACATCATGAGAATCCTGTACTACGCTGATACCTTCAACCTTGGCAAATTCATCGGCTGGGGTATTTACAAACGAAAGCTCCGTATAGTTGATATCTGATATCTTCCAGTAACAGAGCTTGTCATTGTAGTCTTTGCCCTTCTTGTGCTCACAGAGACCGTTCTTGGCTAGGTTAGAATCACAGATGGAGCACCTTACGTTCTTGGACTGCATCCCTACAGAAACACTCAGGTACCTCTCATCGAGGATCTTCTGAATTGCATCTGAATCTGTGATCTTAACTAGAAGTTCAATGTAACCCGATGGGGTTTCCATGTCATCCAAGCCTTCAACGCCCAACTCTAAATACTCAGCGTTCTTGACTCGACCAATAGCGTCTTTCTTCTTCTCGTGATGCGTGAGGACTGGTTTCTCATGAGGATCTATCCAACTAGCTGCTGCCCTTCGCATTGCGTCCGGAATGTACATTGCAATGTTTTTGTTAAGCATGCCAGCATGGGTAGCCGATACCTTGACCATAAGAGCTTTGGGTTTGGTCTCAGTCTTGCTTGTTTTGGCATCCTCTACGAGAATGCTCTTGAGCATAGACCTGTTTTCATCGCTGAGACTGCCTGAATCAATGACGAATTGATCGACTATTCTCAATGAATCCCTTTTCACCGTTTTTTCCTCCTAGGCTGCATTGCCTGTCAGATGGTAACATAACATATTCCTTAGTGTTAACTCAAACCTGGCGTGACTCTTAGTACCTCGCATGTACAATTTGGATGATATGGAGGTAGCAAGTTCAATGAAACACCACCACTTATGTCGAGCCTTTTAGTTCCTGGGCCGCACTTGTGCTTTTCATCACTTCCGCTCTTGATCTCTATCTCGTTATCTCCCAAGAACTTAGCAGTCTCAGCAGATCCAAAGTTGACTGCCTTCATGATTTGTGTTCTAGCCATGAAGTCTAGTCGATAAGAGATCGTGTCAACGAAGGCTCTGAACTGAACTGCTGGGTTATCTGCCTTCAAAGATTGAGTTATGAACTTCTGAATGTCGTTACCGAACCTGACGTAATCGTGTCGTGTTGAATCAACTAGCATAGAGGTACCAAACGAATCAATTGGTCCCTCGTATCCTAAGTCTCGTGCTCCAAACTCCAGGGCATTGCGAATATAGAAATCACTCACGCGCATCATTGCATCGATCCCCATTGATACTGATCCCTCAAGGAGAATATCTCTTTGTTCTTCATCTTCCATGAACATTCGATTGGTGACATCAGCCTTTATGTCTTCCAATAAGCCCATGAGATTTCTCTTCATCTGAGCGTAACCTAAAGTATAGAGGAGATTTGCATGCTCGTCTTTTACCTTTTCAGTTATCTCGTCTACAACTTCTACAGCGTCCTTACTTGTCTTGGGCGCTCCTCTACTTCCATGTTGGTTTTTGGGGTTGTTTTTATTAGCAGATGCTTTGCTGGTCTTGACAGTACCACCACCAAGAGTTGCTGCCCCTGTGTTATCACCTGTAGTGACAAACTTTTCATCCAGTGACTGAATGAGGGCCTTGGGCTCACCGATACGCTTCCAGTATGTATCTTCCCACTCCTCATCAGTAAATGGGTCTCTACCCATTTCTCTTCTGGCCTCTGCGGATGTGATTGCGTTCTGTACCCACATTTCCACATTGTGATTCTCTTTGAGAATCTTGGTTTCTACATCAATCTCAGGGATGAACAACTCAACAAGCTTGGGCGTCATTGCCTTGTCCCACTCGTACTGTCCTTCTCTGAGGATTTCTTCTATGAGTTCGTCAATAAAGATCTTGATGCGAACCTGGAAAACCTTTGCTGTGTCTTGGATTAGGGTATTGATGGTAGAGCCAGTAGAACGATTGGCTGTATCACCCTCTCCTACAGCGATAGAGCCCAGTCCAACACCAGACAAGACTCTTGTCTTGAAGTACTGGAGATAGGGCTCTGCATTGATAGACTCACCCTGGGCTCCAAGTACTTGTACTGTATGCCTTTCGGGTGTGATCAGAACGCCACTGTTTGGCATCTCCTCAATTTCGGCCTCTAGAGCCTCGATTTCACCGGGCTGGGCAGGCGCATCATCTGTACCAACTGTATAATGAAAGAGAGGTACGGCATGTTGGAACACAAGAATCTCAACATTCTGTTCCATGTTACGAAGGGCTCTGATGTCATCTAACGCTGGGGTAATGAATGGAGTACCAGTATCCAGACCTACCTGCCTCAAGTAGTGCAGATGGAGAATGTTCTGTGCTGGCCACTCTGGTACTCGACCATGCCCAGGAACTCGCTGCTGGTATTTGCTCGGCTTGCCGTTGTCTTTTCTCTTGATGAGCATAGAGGTGGCATCTAGAACCTTAAGTCCAGCAATGGGGATATACTCCTTCCCATCAAAGCGCGTCCACGTACGACTACCAGAAGCGTTCTCATCTCTGATCTTCTCGACAAAGCAGTTGCTGAACTGGATGAGCTGTCTTGCTACATCATGAAGTAGATCTTCGAAGGGCTGCTCCATGACCTCAGCCATCTGAGCGATTCTCGCTCTTACATACAAAACAGCATCTTGGTCTTTACCAATGAAGCTCCACCCATTCTTCCAAACCTCACCAACAAAACGATCTACGGCTTTCCTGAAATAGATCTCTGTATCCACAGCCGCAGATACATCGTTAAGGTTGTAGTCAGATTCCTTGAAGTCGGATTCTCTTCCTGAGACATTGTACACAGCACCCCTACTTCGAGCTATCTTGTTTACCCGAGCGGGTCTGTTGGCACCATCATCAATGTCGAGATCCTCATCCACTAGAGGCTGGGTATCTTCTCTACTCCCCAGGTTGATTTCAAATTTTCCTAACTTGAGTAATCTCATAGTGATCTCCACTCCCGGAGAAGGCGTGTGATTTCTTCTACTGTTTCCTCACCGACCTGCCCGCAGTTCTCTAGTTGAGCCCTAACGGATGTTTCGTTGAGGACAAGGTCTTTGTCCAAAGGCTGTCCAGTCAATGGATCGCGTGCATACTTCTCAACGATGTACGCACGACTACGCTCAGAATCCTGGAAATCATTGCTGAAATGATTACGAATGAATCCATCCACCTCTTCAATGGTGGGTGGCTGAGCAACCCCGAGGTCTTCTTTGGTAGCATCCTGTCGGCATAACTGCCCTGTCTCCAACGCGTTAATTATAGCATTTACAATACGATAAAACAGCTCAAGTCTTTGTTTTCTCTCTACGGCTATGGAAATCCTGTATCCCTTTTCCTCAGATAGCTTAAACTCTCCTCGGATAGACCAAATGAGTGCGCCGATATCCAGCTTCACATTTATGATCTCGCCCTTGAGCAGGCCCAGAAGCTCATCGAGAGGGCTACAAGCAACAGCGTTGGTGTTACTTAGTCCCTTGATCACCATGTCAAATGCACCATCAATTGCTCTATTGCTGATCACATCCAGGATACCCAAGAGCCTGGACATCAGGCCCAAAATGATAGCATCCAGGGTGGCATATCGGTCCTCCCAGACACCCTCTAGTTCCTTGGTTCCCTTGGTCATGATGTACCAAAGGATGAATTTGATGGTATAGAGGAATTTCAGATCCAACTTACCCACAAGACCCAGGCCCTTGATCAAACAGCAGATGAAATCAGGCCCTGTGAACCACCACCTGAGGGTTCCGAGAGCATGATCTACCAGCCGGATATTGGTCTCTAGTCCATCCTGAATGAATGGAGTTGCTACATTCCCTCCAAATCCAGTTCCTGTGCCCACATCGAAGAAACCAGATGTACCTCCAGGCGTACTTCCAAGCGTACTGGCATTGAGCTTATCGATGAGTTCTTTTGAATTGGATCCAAACAGATTCGTCAGTTTGCTCAGAGCTGGACTATTAGCAGGCACTAAACTCTTCTGTCCGTTAGCGTTACCATATCCTGGCGTCCCAACCAGAGAGAAATGAGAGACCATTCTCTTGGCAGATGCGGCTGTCGTCACAGAGGAATGGATGGCACTGTAGTAGAAAGAGGTAGGGTTGGCTCCTGGTGTGTCATGCTCCAGGGCTCTCCGGTGTACATACTCTGCGATCCTGTTACCACAAGCAAACTTGTTGATCTCGACCCCATCTCCTGCTGCAATTGCTTCACCCAGAATCCCATCTGTTGTTAGAGGCTCCTGAAGAGGTTGTTCGTTATCAGCGAGATCCTTTAGCTTCTCGATGGTATCATCAGCATTCATATCGTTGGTGGCTGAGTCTTTGAGCTTCTTAGCCCACTTGAGGAATGGCGCTCGTAGTGCCTTTAGAGGAAATGGGATTGCCTTCTTAGCAGCAAACTCCAGGGTACCACCAATGACAAACTTCATGGTCATAGAAAAGACCTTGGCTGATTGTGCTAGAGCTGATGCAACTAGAGACTTCTCACCCTCTTCTCTGGTCTTGATCTCCTTGGGATCAAACCCCCACATGGGGGTGATAGGATCTTTCCAGTACTCGTGGGCTTTCTGGTATGTGACATAGTCAATGATATTCGGGTTCTCTCCACCAATACAAACAATGGCCTTAGCCAAGTCTGGTCTATCGTTTGGATCGATAGGAATACTCAGATTGAACTGCTGATCGTAGATAAGCTGATCCAGCTCATCTAGTTTTTGATCCAGGATCTCAAAATCATCAATGTAGTCAACGACCCTATGAGACAAACCAGTAGCATCAGGCTCCGCATCCCTGTAAAGACCATCCTGAGCCTCGGCTAGGTTCTCAGGGCTCTTTCGGATATCAGGCCTGTGATCAAAGAAATCTCTCTCGTGTGGTCTGTCTACACCTTTACGATTCATTCTTATCTCCTATGTCCATGAACTTGTAATTATCGATAGAGTAAATGACTGCATCAAAGTTGATCTCCTCTAGGTTGAGGCATTCAGGAAATGATCCACAAATGATCTCCAATCTAGAATCATGAGCGTGAGCTGGCTGTCGAGTCTTGAACAGAGAAATTACATCTGGTACTGACTCAACAACCACTATTTTCTTGATTGGGTGTTCCAAACACCAAACCACATCATTACCCAGACCAAGCCCCAGCATAAGAATATCTCCCGCTGGGTTAGGTAGCATTTTTGTTTTGAAGTACTCCACATCTTGTGACCAAGACACAGGGATCCCATGAATATGAAGATCTCCTTTTCTGTCAATTCTACAGCTGCTTCTCATTTCGCTCCCTAGCTGGTTAGTTGATCAAAGATTGCTTGGGATATATCACCAGCATCCCTTGCTGCTCTAAGTTTGTCTATATCGACATATGAAGGGTCAACATCCACTGCTTTCATTGCTTGCCTTGCTGCCTTCTGGAACAAGAACTTAATCTCTCTCTTGCTCAGTTCATCTGGTATGTCTGTAAAGATACAGATCACCATTTTAGGGTCTTCATCCCTCCTATCCTGGAAGGTTATTGTTGTGTTGTCTACACTCATCGTTTTCTCCTTAGTAGCTTTCCAAGTTCTTGTGCACACCAACCATTGCGGTCAGCCAAGGTCCGGTCCAGGCACCATCAGGTTGATAGATTCGTACCTGCAGATCGACTTGATATCTTGCACTTACGTTTGGTTCCCCTCCAAACTCAGTGAGAATCAGCCCGCCTTCTGACCACTGGGTAGTACCCCCATCCCAAGTGGCTGGTACCATACTCGGACCAGGGAACTGCTCAAATCTGACCTCTCCTGTACCAAAGTTCTTCCAGAAGAGTTGACCCCCCATAAACGTACAGGAAATCCAAGGGTAGTCAGCTGAGAGTTCTATGTAGCCCACAAACCGTCTAGCATTGAAGAAACTCAAAGGAGTTCCTAGACTAGAGAAGTCATACCAAGGCCTGAATATAGTTGGTGAGTGAAGGGGGCCCAGTTCATCGGGTGTCCCGTCCCAAGTGCCGGTGAAGTTGTTGAACACAACACCCGTTTCGGTCACACCAACCATCTCCCTGACAAAACCAGCCTCAGAGATACTTGTTACATCACTCTCCAATCTCAATTCGAGAAGGCTTCCTGTTTCAGTAGCGTGCTCCATAACAATCACATCATTGTCCAGGTCGAAGTATGTAGTGCCATCTGAAGATGTCACTACACCAGCAGTAATGTTGTTCGCATAAATCTCAGCAAATCGTCCCACATAGGCATTGATCCGGTCCCTGTTGAGAACCCTGCTATCGTAGTAAGTGGTTGGTGCAGCTTCACCTGTTTCATAGCTGGTCCAAGCTCCAGAGCTACCAACAACCTCCTGCATCATCACTCCATCCCACATTACAGTCTCAGCTCCAACACCTTGATATAGATGGACATCAACCGTGACAGCATTAGGATCGTACTGATACTCAGTCTCGGTTGAACCATCAGGACCTATGACCCAACCATTCAGCGCCACATCCTGGTGAACTCTGTTGTATCCACCACCAAAAGCATTTACACCACTAGCTGACATAACGAGCTGCTCTGTCTGTGTCCCTGTTAGGTCTTTGAAGGTTAGAATCAGTCTTGGTACACTGGTGGGTACTGCTTCCAATGACTGAACATAGCTAGAGAACATATAATGTTTTCCAATCAGTGGTATACCCGGTTGACTTACCCAGTTGGTTGTATCCACTACAACACCAACCAATCCGTGAGCAGCATCACCTGTGGATTGTGGACTACCGTGGTCGTCCCAAGTATCAAACAAGTTGACGCCGAGTGGGTCTGGTCTTTCAAATGAAGAGTTGTCCAGCCAGTTAACGTGCGCGTCCCAAGCTGTTGGATTCACCTGACCGCTGGCACCAGCTGACAACACTGAAAGGTTATCAGCGTAGTCTCTACCCTTGAGCCAGTAGAAATAGAACTCACTAGGGGCGGCATCACCATCAAGAAACTCTGTGCTACCTGCTGGTACGGTACCGATGATACTAGCACCCTCATTGGCTCTTGCCCTATAGATCTCAGTCTCTTTCAGTCCACTGGTATCATCCGTTGGTGATGTCCAGTTCAACTTGGCACCAGCACCGGGCGCACTAGCGAAACTAAGATTGACCGCTGATACATCAGGCGCAACAGTATCCAGTTTGATTAGATACTGTCCCTGCCTGCTCTCTCCAGTTGTGTGTTCTGTGTAAGCATTGAACATAATTCCAGAAGCAGGAGTGTCATCATCAACATCCTCGAAGTTCTGACCAAGTTGCTGCCAGAACGCATCACCGTTGTAAGGGAAGTAGTTGACCCAATAGACATCAGAACCACCAGTCAGCAGTGGTGTTATCCATATAGTTGGGGCGGTGTTCAGCCATCCAAGTGAATTTGGAGCTGGCGTTGCAGTAATGTTAATACCACCAGCAATGGGCACTTCGTTGTTATCCCAAGTGACTTTGCAGAATGAGCCGAGTGCTGGTTCTGTTGTAGTATCTTCATTCCCTGCCCTATCTACAGCAGTGAAGAAGAACCAGTCAGTTTTATCAGCGCCAATTATTGCTGTGGTATCCACCAATGAGAAGCGTGATATCTCTCCTGGTACAGCATCGACTGTGCCAACGATGTACTTGTTTGCATCAGCCCAAGCACTTGCAATCTTTCCAGTTCCATAGACCTCGTTCCTCCAGATGTTGACCCTGACGAGGTCAGTATCTGATGGGTTGGTCCAACTGAAGTTGGCTACGCTGTCAGGTGGTCTGACAATTGTCTCTGGGGTGTAAGCACTGATTGTATTACCATTCACTTTTACAACAGTTACAAACCCTGGTGGTGTGGTGTCACCCGCAACAGTATATGCTGTCTCAAATCCCATAGGCATGTATGTCTTGTATGTGTGCGATGAGTCCAACGCAGAGACTCTTCCGTACTTCCAGGCTGCGTATCCTTCAAATGACTCCCTAGCTTCGTCACTGAGTGGTATATCCCAGACAGCAACCTCATGCATGAAACCATGGAAATGCCTGAGGGCGATATTGTTATGAGCGCCCAGTCCGATTTGATTTGTTATTGCTCTTTGGACATCATTGGTGGTTTGGGTTCCTATGCTGGTTCCATCACGGAATGCTTCAATACCAACACCCGACTCGATGGTGAAGATAGTGGTTTGAGGTCCTTCTTGAACATCACCCACCGTATGGAAAGATCCGTCGTAATAGTCATATCCATTTCCTGCGACATCCTGGGAAAGGGAGAAAACATCAGTCTGCACATCAAACCATTTTTCGTCTTCTATCAAATCGCCGGTTGGGCCTGGGTTGATAATAAAACCAAAAGTGTAATCACTTGCTGGATGACTCAAAGCATCTAGATCGAAACCACCAAGTCGGGCTCTATCAAACTCAACACCAGGAAGACCATTCAGAATATCTGTACCGTATAGTGGCTGTTGGCTGGGTGTAGCCTCGACACCATCTGCTCCAATTGTAGCAGGCCACGTTGCTAGATTACTTCCGCTAGCAACAACCGGAATATCATCAGCTTTCAATAACTGGAAGAGAGCAGGAGAGTTTAGCTCTGGCTCCCATCGATTTGTTGTGCTCTCGTTGAAAGAAGTATCATAGGCCGTCACACCATAGACATATCCTGAACCCGTCACAACTCCCACATCCCTGTAGGATGTGGCACCACTGGCTGAGACATCAGCTATGGTTTCCCAGATGTCTGTTCCAGGTATAGTCCTGTAGACTTTGTAACCAGCCACATCAATTTCTGGACTTGGGAACCAACTGATATCAACATAGCTCTTCCTACTAGTATCATCGATGGTATCAGTAACTAGAGCAACGCCGGTTGGTGCTGTTGGTGGTGTTGTGTCCGAACCACCTCTGAGTAAGTTCAGGTATACCCACTTAGGAGGATCAGCAGAGCTGAAGTTTCCAGACTTGTCCTTAGTTCTGAAGAAGAAGCGATTTGGTCGTCCCGGTGTTCTTTCTATGAATGAAATAGTACCTGTGCTATCAGGAGTTACATCCAAAGTAAACCACTCTACTGATTCAGCCCAGGAAGCAACAGGGTCATAAGCTGCATCCTTATCTACATACAAGACCACGTTCTTCAAATCAGAATCAGAAGGCATGAGCATATCAAAGTTCACAATCCAATCATTGATATTCCCACTGGTATCAAGAGTCATTGGTGTTCCGTTGATATCAACACTCACTATGTCGGCTGGGCCTGTTGTATCACCTGCTGTGATTGGACCAACATCTCCGCTGCCAATCGGTGACCACAATCCACCAGTATCCTTAGCCCGCACACCATACCAGTAATCTTGACCCTCCTGTACTGCTCTATCTTTGAATTGTAATGCTCCACCAGATGGAGGAACACCAACAATACCCCAGTAGTCATCTTCACTAGTAGGAGGTGATGTTCCTATCGCTCTGAACACACCATATAGATCAACATCAGTTTCACTGTTAGCATCCCATGTGACATTTACATATGGTGCGTTGGTTTCATCTGCTTCGTTTGCTGTGGTTACTACCACATTAGTTGGTGTGGCTGGGGGTGTATTCTCTCCTGCAACAAGAGAAGCAGGACTGGATGTTCCAAGGTCTGACCAGTTACCTGAATTATCCTTGGCTCTCATTCCATACCAATATGTCTCTCCTGGTTGTACCGCCATGTCGCGGAAGCTCAGGGCTCCGCTAGTGGGAATACCAACCACTGGCCAGTATTCATCATCCGATGCGGGAGCACCAGTACCCTTCTTCTTGAAGACACCATATAGGTCTAGATCTGCCTCTGTATTAGCATCCCATGTCACATCCACATAGGGAGTATTGATTCCACCTGGCATCAAGGCTGTCGTAACTGCTATGTTTGTTGGTGTAGCAGGAGGAATAGTATCAATCAAACCAACGTTGTATGAAACAATCAAATTGGTTGGAGGATTGGTGACATCGTAATTTCCAGACTTGTCTCTGGTCCTAAAGAAGAATCGAACATTCTGCCCAGCAGTATTTTCAACATATTGGAAATGCCCACTTCCATTAGGAACAACAGGAATGCTAGTGTATGGAAGTGCTATTCCCCAGTCAGTAGATGCACTGCCTGGAGAAGGATTCGTCACATAGATATCCAAGAACCCCAAGTCACTATCGGACGGCATAATCACATCAAACTTGGCCGCTGGATAATCTATGGGTGTGTTGCTGAATCCTGTATTGACATCGTTGAGGTAGAGATCAACAGGGGCCGCTGGCCCCGTTACATCACCAATTACAATCGGACCAGGGTATCCACTACCAAGAGGCGACCAAAGACCTGCACGGTCCTGAGCCCTCATAGCATACCAGTAGGATTCACCTTCTAATACACCATAGTCTCTAGCCTGTTTTGTTCCTGAACTAGGAACTCCCATCAGTCCCCAGTAGTCATCGTCATTCGCCGGAACTCCTGCTCCAGTCTTTCTGAACAGACCATAAAGAGCTATATCATTCTCTGGGTTTGGCCCCCATGTTATTTCAGCATACGGAACATTGGTATTGTCTTGGTTGTTTGCACTGGTCACCACGATACCCGTAGGAGCTACCGGTGGCGTTGTATCAAAGAGAGGGTTGATTATGAAATCCATCTGAGCCCAAGGAGGAGTGCCAGAATTCTTGTTTCCAGACCAGTCATACCCTTCGAAGAAGAATACAGAGGATGAAGAATTTGCACCAGTAGATGCTGGGAGATCAGTGTAGACCATTCCACCATATGTGCTTGGGTCATGGAATATGGGAGCAAACGGAACCCCACTAGTGAATACGTCGGCTATAGCACCATCACTGCTCGGTCCAGGATATCGATAGATCACTGTCTTTCTGTAATCTGCATCAGAGGGTGCCAGCACCTTGAACCAAGAAATATAATCAACGTTGTTCGCAGCAGAGAGAGTAATGGGTGCGTCATTCACCAACACATCAGTGATGTCAGCTGGCGATGTAGTATCACCAGCCACTATAGATGCTGGAGTAGAAGTTCCAAGAGAAGACCAATTACCGGCTCTGTCTTGTGCTCTCATGCCATAGAAGTAAATAGTCCCCTCTTGAACTCCAAAATCTCTATGCTGGAGGGTACCTGAAGAAGGAACACCAACTAGTGGCCAAAATTCATCTTCAGAAGGAGCACCCGCTCCGGTCTTACGGAAGATACCATACTGGGCCATGTCAGACTCTGAGTTAGCATCCCATGAGATTGCAACATATGGTGAGTTGTTTTCATCACTAGTGTTGGCTGTTGAGATCACTATGTTTGTTGGAGCAGCAGGCGGCGTACTATCATTAGGAGGATATGCCAGGAAATCTACCTGAGCCCACGGTGGAGTACCACTGGCTGTATTTCCAGAGAGATCATATGACTCAAAGAAGAACACAGAAGAAGTGTTGAGACCATCAAAAGCCCCTTTGTCTGAGTAGACAAAACCACCCCACCCAGAGTGTTCATCCTTCTGCACATCCTGTATCAAAGACCCACTTGCTAGAAGATCATCAATTGCGCCATCGCTAGATGCGCCTGGGTATCGATAGACCTTAGTGTGCGTGTAATCAGCATCTGGGGGGTTCTTCATCTTGAACCAAGCAACATACTCTGATGTGTTGGCAGCAGAGAGAGTAGCCCAGGCATCATTGATGGTCACACCAGTGATATCAGCAGGTGCTACGTTATCTCCAGCAAGAATGTAATCGGTCGGGAAAGCCATGGGACGGTAGGACTCATATGGATGTCCTGCCACAAGAGGGATATCCCACTTGTAGGATTCGTGACCTTCCCATTTTTGTATGTTTGGTACGCCAAGAGCAGCAGCACTGTCTGACACAAAAACAAACTCATGCATGAATCCGTCAAAATGCCTCAAAGCCTCTGAGTGGAGTTGACCTAGCCCAACAGCTGCCCCAGCACTACTAGTTGCGAGACCTGCCCAAGTACCACCACCTAAGAGCTCACCGTCTCTATAAACATCACCACCGTCTGTACTATCCAACCTCAAGACGAGCATTTGCGCTCCTGATTGAGTTACTCCTATATTATGGCTTGTTCCATCATAATAGCGATGCTCGCTCGGTTCAGTAAGCGTAAAGAACCATGCCCCATCTGCACTAGAAAACAAGTGAGTAGCCTCAGGCAGATCAGCACCTGTAGCATTTGGAGAAATAACAAAACCAAGAGTAAGTTCTGTATGACCACCACCAAGTCCACTCATCATGTCATTCAAACGCATACCAAAACCACTAGCGTTGATAAACTCAACACCGGGTTTTCCGTTTTGTATGTTCGTCCGATAGATGGGTTGTTTGTCTGAATCGGTCTGGTAAGCATCAATACCCAGACCTTCAACACTATTGGAATTAGGCCAGGTAGCTATATGCTCCCCATCAGCAACCCCCGGTATGAGATCAGCCCTAAGATCTTCAACTACTGGCCAGTTGCCACTAAAGTTTTGATCTGCGAGTATCCATTCAGAGAAATCTTCATTGAAAGACTTATCGTAGGCAGTAACACCATACGCATAGCCAGAACCAGTAATGACATCATAGTCTCGATATGAGCGGTCTCCTGTTGCTGAGATGTCAGTGACGTATCGCCATTCCTTTGTGGTTCCTGCTATTGTCTTGTAGATTCGGTAACCAGCCAGATCAGTAGCTGTCACTATGGGCCACGAGATGTCCACATAGCTCTTCCTGCTGGTATCATGGATAGTATCACTGAAAAGACTGATGGTGTCTGGATGACTCGGTGCTGTCTTATCTCCTATGCCCTCTTGGAAAGTAACTCTCGCATAGACTGGTGGATTGTCAGTATCAAAGTTACCAGACTTGTCCTTTGATCTGAAGAAAAAGGTCTCTGTGACTCCTGGTCTTCTCTGTATAAAACTGAACGTTCCGGTTGAATCCGGGGTTACCGTCATTGTTCTATAGTGATTTGATTCAGCTCTAGCCCAAGCAGAAGGAACAGACCCTCCTTGATTATCAGTGTATATTTCCAGACTCTTCAAGTCGGAATCTGATGGCATCAATACTTGGAAAAAAGCCATTGGATCATCAATGGTTAGACTAAAATCAGTACCATAGTCGGCATCATTGATGTTGATATTCACAGGAGGAGAAGGACCAACGATATCTCCTGCTACAATGGAACTAGGAACACCACTACCGAGTGGGGACCAGTGCCCTGCGCGATCTTGAGCACGCATAGCATACCAGTAGGTCTCACCTTGCTGTACACCAAAGTGTTGGTATATTAGAGCCCCTGAGCTAGGCACATTAACGAGACCCCAGTAGTCGTCTTCACTCGTAGGAACACCAGCACCTGTTTTTCTGAAAACACCATAGGTAGCAATATCATTCTCTGGGTTAGGTCCCCATGTCAACTGCACATATGGTAGGTGTGCTTCGTCGTCCACATTGGCAGTTGTGACTACAATACCCGTAGGTGCTACTGGTGGAGTAGTATCTTCTAGTGGATTCACTATGAAGTCGAGCTGTGCCCACGGTGGGGTACTGGCGTTCTTGTTACCAGAATAATCATAACCCTCGAAGAAGAAAACAGAAGAAGAGGATTGGTCTCCTTCATAAGCTGCCAGATCGGTGTATACCAACCCACCGTAGGTGTCGGGAGCATGGAAGATAGGAGCGAACGGAACACCACTAGAGAACAGGTCAGCAATAGCACCATCAGTGGTAGGTCCTGGGTATCTATAGACAATGGTCTTTCGATAGTCAGAGTCAGAAGGTGATTTGATTTTGAGCCAGGAAATATAATCGGTGTTGTTGGCTGCAGAAAGTGTAATGACTGAGTCATTCGATAACACTTCAGTGATATCTGCAGGAGCCACAACATCACCAGCTACAATAGAGGATGGGACACCACTAACCATGGGTGACCAATGTCCAGCTCTATCTTGTGCTCTTAGTCCGTACCAGTAGGTCTCTCCCTCTTGTACTCCGAAATCTCTAGCTTGGAGTGTTCCAGAACTAGGAGTAGTAAAGAGACCCCAATAGTCGTCTTCATTGTCCGGAACACTAGCGCCTGTTTTTCTAAACAACCCATAGAGTGCTATATCAATCTCTGGGTTTGGGCCCCAGGTTGCTTCAACATACGGGGCGTTTGTTTCATCAACAAGATTGTTCGATGTTAATACCAGACCAGTGGGAGCTACAGGAGGAGTCACATCATTGGGTGGGTATGGTAGGAAATCAAGCTGCGCCCAGGGAGGAGTACTTGCATTCTTGTTTCCAGATCTATCGTAGCCCTCGAAGAAGAATACCGAAGATGAGTTGAGTCCATCATATGCATCCTTATCGGAATAAAGGAAACCACCATAACTGTCGGGATCTGTGTATATAGCAGGGAAAGGAACACCACTTGCGAACAGATCAGCAATAGCACCGTCTGTGCTGGGACCAGAGTACCTATAGAGAAGCATCTTCTCAAAATCACCATCAGCAGGAGCTAAGATCTTGAACCATCCCATGTACTCCGAGGTGTTGCTGGCTGATAGCGTCAGGTGTACATCATTGACGAGAACACCAGTAATGTCGGCTGGTGGTGTTACATCACCTGGAGCAATTGAGGTCGGAACACTGTATCCCAGATCAGACCAATTACCGGCTCTGTCTTGCGCTCGAAGACCGTACCAATATGTTTCTCCTGACTGCAGTCCGACGTTTGTGAACTCTCGGGCTCCAGAAGAAGGAACACCAGCAATGCCCCAGTAATCATCAGGACTACTAGGAGCACCAGCTCCGGTTTTCCTGAAGATACCATAGAGTGTTATGTCTGCTTCTGGGCTGGGTCCCCATGTCAGATGCGCATATGGTAGGTTGGTATTGTCATTGATATTGCCCTCTGTTAGAACAATACCAGTAGGTGCGGCTGGTGGTGTTGTATCATTACCAGGGAATGGCAAGAAGTCTATTTGTGCCCACGGAGGGGTGCCAGCGTTCTTGTTGCCTGACCTATCGTACCCCTCAAAGAAGAACACAGATGAAGAGTTGCTCCCATCATAGGCTTCTTTTTCAGAGTAGATCAGTCCAGCCCAAGTGCTGGGATCATGGAACAGAGGAGCAAATGCCACACCACTACTGAAGAGATCAGCAATAGCGCCATCTGTACTCGCACCAGCATAACGATACACCACTGTCTTGTAGTAGTCTGCATCGGCAGGAGATAGGATATTCATCCAGGCCATGTATTCAGTAGTGTTGGTTGCAGAAAGTGTAAGGAATGAGTCATTTGCTAACACGCCGGTAATCTCAGCGGGTGCAGTAATGTCGCCAGCGACTATGTCTCCTGGAGTTCCAGAGCCGATGAGAGACCACTGTCCAATCGTATCCTGCGCTCGAACACCATACCAGTAGGTCTGTCCTTCTTGGACACCCATGTCTCGATACTGAAGATCACCAGATGGCGGAACTCCAACTACCGGCCAGTAGTCGTCATCATATGCTGGTGCTGTAGTTCCTGTTTTCTTGAAAACACCATACTGGGCAATATCCGTCTCGGGGTTGTGTCCCCAGGCGATATCCACAAAAGAAGCGTTGGTTTCATCAGCCAGCAATCCGGTTGTTGTTGTAACTCCCGTAGGAGCAACTGGACGTACATTGTCCTGTGCAACAATAGGACCAGGGAGACCATATCCCATATCAGACCAGTTTCCTGCTCTATCTTGGGCTCTCAGGCCATACCAATATGACTGCCCTTTCTGAACACCAAAGTCTCGATGCTGACGGATTCCTGATGAGGGGATACCAAGAAGACCCCAGTATTCATCATCATTTGCAGGAGGCGTTGCTCCTGTTTTTCTGAAGAGTCCATACTGTGACAAATCTGGCTCTGGGCTTGGACCCCAATTAACTTGAACGTAGATGCTGTCAGGCTGACCAGGAAGCGCATCACTCGTGAGTGTGATGCCAGTAGGAGCAGCCGGTGGTGTCACATCCACAGTGACATTGGCTAGGAAATCAATCTCTCCCCAAGGTGGAGTACCAACAGGTACGTTACCCCAGATATCAACAGACTGGAAGAAGAAGACCGAGGTGTCGTTGTATCCCTGTGCTGCCTGCTGATCAGTGTAGACAAACCCACCCCATGTCGATGGAGCCATAAATATAGTCTGGACAGTAACACCACTGCTGTATAGATCAGCGATAGCGCCATCTGCTTGTGGACCAGCATATCTAAACACATTGACTTTCTGGAAATCTGTATCATCAGGAGCAAATATCTTGAACCAAGCAACATACTCGGAGTCGGTGTTTCCTGAGAAGGCCATTGGAGAATCATTGATGAGAACACCAGTAATCGCAGCAGGAGGGGCAGTGTTGGCCACTACAATGGGGAGACCGGTTGGTTCTGCCTTAGCAGAATGAGCAAGACCTATATCAAATGCATCAACCGCATACCAATAGCTGGATGCAGGGATCATGTTGAGATCCTGGTAGTATGGAATAGGGTCAGCAGCCAAGGTGGCTATGGAGGTATACACACCACTCTGTGTTCCTCGATATACAGTGTATCCTCGAAGATCTGCTTCTTGGTTGGGACCCCACAGTAGCTCCACATAAGGAGTGAGACCATTGGCTATGCCAGTGGTGATCTCCACACCAGTTGGTGTTGCTGGGGCTATAGAGTTGCCAAACCCAGATGGACTAGCCCATCCAGGAAGTACTATTTCGGGCATGCTTTAGTAAACTCCTATGAACCGGATGGTATCTCCAGGGTTAGTGCCAAGTGCATATATCTGAACCTTAGATTCAGATTGATTTGCTCCAAATACGATCCCTCCAATAGGCAGGGGGAAACCATTATCATTGGTGAGTGCAAGACCATTCACATCCGTATTCGAACCAATGTAAATCGTTCCTTGGTTCTGATCATTCGGAAATAAAGCTATGGTTGAGCACTTCCTATCCGTTATGGCTGCGGGTGTTCCGGTTACTTGGAATGTACCATGAAACAAATCTTGTTCTGCTGGTTTAGCAGCTGCTTCAACCGGACGACCTCTGTTAATCTTTGCCATATCTAAAAGTTCCCCCTAGAAGAAGATCTTCTAATGTTGATTCGCCTTGGCTTAGAGAGCCTTTTTATGGCTCTACGTGCATCTTCACGACCACTGGGAAGGCTATCTGTTCTAGCACGAGGATCGTGAGAATAAGAGTATGGAAGTCCGCTCTTGGCAACTAGCTGCTGTAGAGCAGGTCCTCTCTTTGTGGTTCCTGGTAATGGTTTGTTTTCTTCTCCTGCGTAGGCAGGCTCCCTTACGGGATAATCTCTGTTTCCAGAGGCTCTACCAATGCCAGTAACCTGAACCCGAGTAGTTGATAGTTCCGAGTACTCCATTACAAAAGCATGTAAACCCAAGTTTGCAGCAGTGAGACTGTCTTCATTCTCATCTGTGTACTTCTTACGTCCTGTTGTTCCAATTCTCTCCACGATGTATTCGCGGTACTGGCCAACCAAACCATATCTCTCGTCTTCGATTTCAGGGAAGACCAACATTCCGTTTTCAAAGAAACGAACAGAAGAACCAACCATGAATTCCTTGGCCCACTTCTCTGACTTCGTTCCGTCTGGTGCTCTAACTGGTATCTTGCTGTTGAAATCGATAGGCTTGTAAATCTCTCTCGCTTCTGCCATACCACCCTTGTCCTTGTAGTACTTCAAGATCAACTCATAGTTGGTATGACCATGTCCCTTATCGAGATAGACATGAGTACAATGGTACTTCTCTTTTAGCTCGATGACTCGTTTGACACTTTCGATGTTATGTTGAAATTCAATGTCTTTTTTGCGGAGGGAGTCCATAAGGTTCTCGTGATAGAAGACCCTGATCTTTCCTACAAAGCGAGGATCGGGGTGTTCATTAACCCACTCCCAAATGACGGCTCTCGTGCCTACGCCCTCTCCGTTCCAATCAACCCCCATAACATAAATGTTGTTTGGGTTGTACTGATGAATCGTTCCCTCGATGGTGTTACCCTTGTAGTCTTTACCTAGCCTGTATGTGTAATTGATAAGTGCTGCATCAATCAGAGCATGAGAGTAGACACCCTGGGCTTCATGGCCCCATTCAGCCATGTACTCTTGAAGATAAGTGTTTTGATCAGAACACTCTTCGCGGAGTGTTCTGGCTAATTCATCAGTCCAGTGGGGTAGAACATCAGACCCGTAGTGAAATTCACTGAAGCCCAATCTTTTGTTTGTGCACCAATGATAGAACTGCTCTCTGATACCTCGGGGAGTAGAAGAAGCCCAGATGTACACAGTTGGTCTTGAGACTCTGATAGCGTTGATAGCAGAGATAGCCTTGCTACCCATGTAGTCTACCTCATCCAGGTAGATGTCAGTAGCGTCCTGACCACGAATACCTTCAGCCGACTGACCTGATCTAGTACCAGCGGTGAAGCCCTTGATCTTTGATCCATTACCAAAGGTAATGAGATAGAAGGGAGACTTCCTGATCTTGATAGAAGACTGAATCTCAGGGACGTTATTGATGATAGCCGCTACCTTCTCGAAGATCATGTCGATTTGAGACTGGTATGGTGTCACAACCAGAATATCACGATCACCAAATGTAACAGCCTTCCAGATCATCTCGTAACACATAGCAACAGTCTTGCCTGTTCGACGACCCATACGAACTACCTTCCTCGGGTTCTTCTCATTCAGTAGATCCTTTTGGTACCACCTCAGACGAGCAGGCTCACGCCCCCTATCGGGATCTTTCAGATAATGCTCGACCCAAGCAACTGGGTCTTTCATCAACTTATACAATGCTTGTTCGTCTAGTTCTTTCTGCGTTGCCATGCTTGCGTCCTGGTTAGTTGATATTGTATGGTTTGTCTATAATACCATCGCAGTTGCTAGTGAAGGTGATACCTGGCAATGATCCAGTCTGACCCGACTGATCCCAAGGAGGACTGATCGTAACATCGTTAGGCTGAACAATACCACCCGACTCCACGGTATTATCAAACTCAAACTTGAAAGCGTTAGGGTCAGGCATCAACTTCTGAAACAAAGACTTGAGAACATTATGATCCATCTTCCCAAGGAGTTCTGCCAGTTCTTCCATAGCATCTAGTTGGTTCTTCAAGAAAGCTATCGCTTCATCAACAGACACTTCTTTCTCTTTAGCTTCTCCGTTCAGAAGCACAGCGATCTTGATCTTCATGGTATCCATACTACCCTCCTAGGTATGCTTTGAGTGATTCCAGACTCACTCCGTTAAATGCCGTCTCATAACCCTTGGCTATCCCTTCTCTGATTTTCTTGGGATCTACATCCAGGGTGCTAGTCTGTTGCTGATTGAGCCAAGCTCGGCTCGGCATGAGGACGTTGATATCTAGAAAGATATCATTTTCATCAGCGCAATTTCCATCTAAAACTGCCAAATTCCTGTTTAGGGCGACAGACAGATCATTATGGAAGATCTCGGTTTGCATGCTCCAGAGGGCACTCGTCCATACCTTGTAGACCCTGTCAATCTTGCCTGTTGAGTATCCACCCGATAATGGGTTGGTCAGGATGACATCGATCTGATCTGCTCCCTGTTCAATGGCTGCCTTCAATGGAGCGTTCTCCATGACTCCTCCATCTACATACAAAGGACCACTACCTTTGGTGTCTCCTTCTGGAGGGAAGATACCAGGAATGGCGGTGCTAGCATAGATCAGTTTCCTGAATGCATCGCGGGTCAGTCCTTCATCATTAGTGAAAAGATGGAATGTCTTCCCTCTCAGTTCTACCACTCCTACACCAACACGTAAGAGACCTCTACCATTGTAGACTCTATTGATCAGCTTCTTAAGTGGTTTGGTACCATAGAGATGGTCCTTGAATAGAAGGTTCAGGGGCCAGAAGAAACTCTTGGTGAAGAGGTCCTTGTAGCTCTTGATCTTCAACCACTCCTCTTCCAGGTGCAACACATCTGAAAATCTACCACCAGCCAGGGCACAAGCCTGGAGAGCCCCGGTTGATACCCCATAAGCAAAGTCCCAGGGCAAGACCCAATCATTGGGTGGTTGCTGTTTGATGCCATCATTTTGCTCTCTATATATCTTGGTAGCCAGCCCTTTGATTGCTCCTACTTGAAATGAACCCTTTGATCCTCCACCAGATAAGACTAACGCTCTCATCTCTCCTCCTAGTGCATCATGGCTGCTTCATTCCCAATGAAGCGCCTTGCGTTTAAGTTGTGGGCCTGAATGGCCTGTAGTGCTCTCTGTCTCTCGGTGCTAGCACCAGAAGACTGAGCTATTCTGAAATCTCCAGCTCCGAAGTCCAAGTAGTTGGTAGCTCCTAGTTTACTGGCTAGAGCATTGGCTCCCACCACTGCCCCATAGCCCACAGTAGCAGCCACATCAAAGACCAGTGCTGTAGTGAAGACAGTAGAGAGAGCACCCATGGTACGGAGCCCCATGTACTTGAGTACAGCTCCTGATGTTTTGCGCTGAGCCATAGCGGCTGTTCTCTTTTCAACAATGCTTCTATCGACGGCTAGATCCATCCGTACGCCTGCTCCTCTAAGAGCCTCTCCTCTGTATCCACCCAACATCCATCTTCCACGCGTATACCTCAGGTTAGATTTTGTGGTCATTCCTGCTTCCTTGGCCATACCAGGAAGACCCTCATCCATGAGTTGAGTCACAGCCATTTTTCGGTTGCGATATCCCATTTTTGAGTTGAATTCTTGAATGCCACCCTTGGAGAACATATTGATCCCCTTCATGGCCTGTGATTCTGTCTTGCTCAAAACAGTCATACTACCACCACCGAAGAATCCACCAGCGCCCTGTAATCCTTTCTGTAACCACCTTCTGTCTGTCTTCTCAGCTAGGGTCTGGAACATTCCCTTAGAGACACCACCACCAACAAAGAAAGTACCGGGCCATCTCATTATGCCCGAACTAGCAGCGTTGAAGTACATACCTGGAGTGTACATCAACCTCCAAGTAGCTAGCTTAGCCTGCGAAGACGGAGTAGCTCCTAGTAGATCTGCTGCGGAGAGTCCGTGGAACTCAGCTGATTGGCTATCGTTACGATTGCGCATTATTTTCGCCTGTTGTTATGGAGGGCTAGTGATAGACCCTCAGTGGATAGGTGATTACTAGGCATTGGGCGTCCAGGTCTCTTAGCCCACGATACATACCCCGTGCCAGCTGATGCTCTCATCTGTGCTGATTTGGGGCTCATGCTCTTGTCTCCTCGTTGTCCATATGGAGCCATACCGTGAATATCACCCATAGCTTTATGACCACCACGGACAGCACCAGCAGCAGCCGCACCAGTAAACAAACCACCACGAACGAGGTGACCACGCATACCACCAGAGAAGGCAGCATTCATGATTGCTCTACCGCCCTTGAAGGTACCAACTATAGCCGCCTCAGGGAGGTTGGCATACTTGAAGTTCATAGTGCGACCGGCTATGTTACGATCCCTGTATATACCGCTGCGCTCTACCATCTTGCTTAGATTGGAGCGCATACCAGGGAGGCCACTGGGTGGGTGCCCCTTCATTACTCTCTTACTGATCTCATAGAGTGATTTCATAGACTCTGTTTGTCCCGCTGCTCTCATTCCAGCATGTACATCTTCTCCGGCAGTCCGAGCAGCACGGATGATTTTAGCAGCATCTGGTGCGCTCAACCCACCTAGATTCTCCATGGTGAGCGGAGCCACCCCTGGCGTATGGGTTTTTCTCATTCTCTCCATGTAGTTGACAGTACCCCGCACATATGACTGAGGAAGCAGCTTTTCCAATCCCATTGCTCCACCTGATCTGGTACCGATGCGGTACATGGCCTGGTGGATTTTACTCATAGACTGAATACCAGGAGGCAGCTCGCCTGGTTTGATCTGTGTCATACTTGCCATCTTGTCGGCCATTGATCGACCCGACATACCATGAGAAGTAGAGACTCTCTTGGCGGTGGCCTGTGCGTTCAATTTAGCGGATTTGATAAGAGAGGCACCGCCCGATGATAACTTCCGACCAGCATAGGCGACAGCCATCCCTAGTTTGTTTCCAGCTCCTAAACCTATCATAGCAGACCTCCGAATAGGTGCCTGTTCTTGTCAGGCCCATTGTGGGCGTAGTGGTGTCTACTTCTATTGTTGAAAGCCATGATCGTGGGGTGCCCCTTGTATGCTAGGTTGTCCCCAGGCATGATCTGAAATGATTTGCCTGTGTTGCTAGCTGCTGATGGAATGGCTGATGTTGGCTTCGGCATGCTCAGCTCCAGAGCGTTTGGGCTTGTCATCTTGGTGGGTTTGTGAATCAAACCCCGTATATCGGAATCAATACTCCTTGGTGTCTTTTTAGGACCCCGGAGGAAAGTTGTATCTGTGATTCTTCTGGCATGACGGAACCCCTCAGATGCTTTCTCCAGAGGAACACCAGGCTTCATCAGGCTCTTGGTGCTCAAAGCCACGCGTGCTTTCTCAAAGATAGTATCCTTGACAGGCTTTGCACCGCTTAACATGCGGTGATTAAGAGCCGTAATCACCGCACCTTTGTAGGGAGAATGGAAATCCGTCCACTTCTCTCTTCTTGCCCTGGTCAGATCGCTCTTGGACAGCTTGTCAATGCGACTCCAGGCGTGCTCTATGTCGTTAGGGGGAGTGTCATTAGGGGTGAAGGCCCTATTGACGATACCCACCAACCCAAGAGCAGCAGCTGTAGCACCCAGTAATTTCAACCACTTAGGGGCATTCCTGGCCTTGTTTGCTACTTTCGATGCGTTCTGCTTAGATAAAGTAGATGATACCCACATCTTAGCATCTTTTGTGTCTCTCTCCCTAACTATATTCGCAATTCTCTTGCCAGCATCGGAGGTAGCGAGTCGGTCTCTCTGCTTGGCCAACCAACCCATCTCTTCAGTGGTGCTAGCTTGAGAAGCAGCATGCTGGAGTGTTGATCTAGCCTGTCTCTTTGATAGGTCCTCTGTGGCCAGAATCTTAGCACTGGCTTCTTTTCGATAGAGGTCGTCCTTGAAGCGCTCCATTCTCTTGGCTGTGTCGCTATTGAGGGCCGATTGGATATCAATCTTGGCAGGAGCTGGCTGGTGCCTAGGGGCATACTTGGACTTGGGCTTGTTTCTCTCTTGTCTGGCTTCGGTTTGTCTCTTCTTTTTGGCCTCACCCTGTAGACGCTTCAGCTCTTGCTCTGCTTGAACATTCTGACGACGCTGGTACTTATCTGCTCTCTTTTGTGATCTCTGTCTTTGCCTGTTGTCATACTGCTCTTGGTGTCTCGTTTCTTTACGAGCACGCTTGGTTCCTGCAGCTCTTCCCTCTTCTGTGTACTTCAAGAAATCCTGATACCTCTGTCCAGCATTTCCACCACCAGGAGTAGTATAGTTGGGCCAGTGAGGGTTCCCCTCCTGGATGATTTTCATTAGTCGTCTCGATCTAGGTTAGGCTCCCAATCCGCTTCTATCGTCTCCCCTGTAGTCTCAATGACTTCAGTGTCTTCTGTTACATCGAGGGCAGGTCTATCTTCTACTGGAGGTAGCTTACCCTTGGCTGCCTCATTAGAGTCACGCAGGGCTGCAAGCATCTGACTGAAGTCCTTGGTATCCTTGAGCTTGTACTTAGCCTTGACCTCACGGGTAGACATGAACATCCTTCTGAGGTCGTCCTTTCTCTTCTTGAGCTTGGTCTTTACAACCATAGCAATCGCTTCTTCCTTGCGGAGCACTATGTTGCCACTCTTGTCTACACCTACTGCTTGTTCGTCGAAGAAACCCTGGAGGGAAAGGTCAGCGGAGGTTCTGCGGTCATACACATCGACCTCTACGAGGTCTGCGAGCATGGACATCTCTATGTAGTTCTGTGTGTCGATACCGAGGGATTGTGCGTACTGGAAGGTGAGATATTCAATGAGCGCCTTTTCTACGGGGCAAAGCTGACCCTTAGGTGCAATCTTCTCTTGCTGAAGAGGACATTGTTTGGCAAAGGGACAATCGCTAGCTTCGCACGCCATAGGAATGTAACTTCCCTGTTTCTCTATCATTTCAGTGAGAGAGTTAGCGATAGCTATCTTCTTCTCTTCTGGAACTTTCTCCAGGTGCTTCTCCATGTATCGGTGTATCAAATCTGACATTGGTTACCTCTGTGAAGTCTATCAGGGCTAGGGCCTCTTTGATGCTCTCTAACTCTTCCTTGTGTTCTTGTATAAACAAGTGCGCTGCTCGCTTACTGACATCACAGTTCAGAGGTAGTACTTTCGTGATCCTTGCCCAGAGTTCAAGGCTGTTATGTTCTTTACCTTCTAGCTTCTCAACTAAGTCCCTGATGCTGCCAGGGATGGAACAAGGATACATCTGGTTCTCCTGACTACTGTTCTTGATGAATCACTTTGCTGATTCGGTCTAGTAGTTCAATCTCCTTGGGGTTAAGCGATGTGGTATCTATCCCATTGGGATTCCCATTACCATCATCAGCCTTGCCTGTTACTTTAGTCATGGAGTCGTTCACTGCCTTTACGAAGATCTCCTTGACGTCTTTTCTTTTATCGGAACCGTGAAGTTCGTCTGCTCGCATCTTGTTTCCTTCCCTTCGTATCTCTCAACTGAGGTCACCCACGGGAAGACCTCTTGACCAGGACCATGCTCATCACAGTAGTAATGGCGGTGGCTACCGACCATTACAACATATGTTGAAGTGTTTTCGCAACTAGCAATCATCTTGAAGGACATCCTACTTCCTCCTTATTCGACAACTGTCCAATTAGGAGGAGGTGGTCCGCTCTTCTTGTCTCCTATTCTGAACTTCCCTTTTTTCTGTTTGGCCATGTCCTTCTTCGTATCCACGATCTTCTCGGGACCATAACCCTCATTAGGAACGTGACCTGGTTTCTTTCGCTTAGGCATATTAGACCCTCTTGTACATGTTTCGGGTAGCAGTAACAGTATGTCTGGTACCCTTCATGGAGATTTCAGAAAGTGAATACTCATCGTCTTGAATAATAACGGAGATACCCACTGGTGGGCCGTACTCTGAAGCAAACTCAGTGATTTCCTTTGAAAGCTCTTCCCCGTCTATGCTGACACCATCCCAGTCTGATTCTCTGTAATGAACCGTATCATCGGCGGTTTTCACTCCAGAGAACCACATAGGAACAAATGGAATATGACAGGTCCTCTTGACAGCATCAGGGCCAATACCCGATAGTATTTCAACCACGCATATCACTTCCTTCTTGAAACAATAGGAACACTCTTTATCTTCACACTCTAGCAAAACCGGAACATCAGAATAACCAACGGGTTGGTTGTCTACCATTAGAGTAACTCTCCTTTCAACTCTGGTACTCTCTCTTCGATCAGCTCCAGAATCTTAGTGTGTGTGAGTGGTTTGTCCTTGTAGGAAATCTCCACGAACGACCACTCGCTATCATCAGCAAGTTTCTTCTTGTATCTCTGACGAACCATATAGCCTCGCCATTGATCTCTGTTCTTGAACAAAAACTTCCTGTACGCGTAATGCTGTTCCCCTTGATACTCAATGATCAAATTCATCTCGGGTACAACGATATCGTAGGGAGTCATCACGCCCTTCTGGGTGATTCCCCATGTAAACATGACCTCTTGATCGACTCTGTAGCCAATCTGCTCTAAGAGCCTGACGATAGAGCGCTGGGTCGGCCAGATCCCCTCCCACTTCCCATTCCGCTTGGACTGCCGAAGATATGCGTAATCCTTGTCCCAAACAACACCCTCGGTGTGTCTAGCACATAGCTCGACCTTACCCACCTTCCCTGTCGCGGTTCTCGCGCATATTAAGCATCTCTGCCTCGACATCTTCAAGTTTCACCCCTGCTTCTCTAAAGACTTCTCTGATCTGTTCTTCTGCTCTCTCAATGTAGTGAGCAAGGAATTTCGTGAATCTCTCTTGATCCATTTCTCCATCTAGCCAGTTTCTCCAACCCGCTGTCGCCTGTATCTGCTCTGCTAGTTGTTCTGGAGTCTTGACACTGTAAAAGATCTTGTAGATGACTTCATCTTCCTTACTCATGATTTCCTTCTCAATCCGACCCGTGATAGGATGATAGATCTCAATCATTGAAGCTCCGTGCCCAAAGGGCTGTCAAGTGCTACTTCTGGTGACTGCTTACCTACAGCAACTGCCTGGGTACCACCCGGCAGTGTTATGATGACCATTTTATCAGCAGGTAGGTATGCACTCGGAATCATCTCCATACCCATGAACTTTCTTTTCTCATTCATCGTTTTCATGTTCAGTGCCGAATGGGCGGTCAAGAGAGACGAGTTCTCGGTTATGTCTTTCCAGCTTATCAACTTCTCTAACTCGCTTGGCATCTAAAGCCTCCTCTATGGTTAAAACTGACAATCCCCACTTCTCGGAGTCACACCCTAGCTCTTTACACTCAGTACACTTCCAACACTCCTGACAGCCGTTTCCTATTCCATCATGGAAGAAAACCTTACTGTGACTATGCTCCGCTCCCATTGTTAGACCTCATCCCATTTTGTTGTGAATGTCATCTCCTGAGCAGGAACATGTGCTGCATGTGTGATCTCAATATGGAGAATCGGACCTATGTTGGTCTGATTGCTACCAAGAGGAGTATCGAGGGCCACGGGGCTCTCGTCATGTTCAAAATGAGTACTCCAATTCACATCCACAGGGAGAGTATCTTTCAGATACTTTTCAATACCTTTCTTGAGTTCTTCCTCTGTGACCACGCTTGGCATTATCTAGTCCTTGGGCTGTTGTAGTTGTCGAATTTGAGGGTTGTCAGCTCACCAGATGAATGATCAATATACAGCGCTGGGTTGTTAATCACACCCTTGACATCAATATCTCCCCTTTTTTCATCAACAGGGACACTCATTGAAACACTCATGTTCTTACTCTCTTTGATCTTCTTGAATGTCTCAGAGTCGGGATCAATCTTTATCTTCATCATTGGATGGGTAGTGACTGACCCCTCATGAAAGAAAGGACCACCCACCACTAAGGGTTCATCATCTGGAGTGATCTCTGTTCCGAGGGGCCTATCAAGAGCCACCTCTTCATCATTACTTGGCACAGACCAATCCATACTCAAGACCTCTCCTATCTGCTCTCCATCAGGGCTCATAACCTTGGGTCTGTATCTAGGATCAGTCTGCATCATGACCTTCCTATCAAGGGATTGACCATGAATCAGGGCGGCAGGATTGATATCTCTCGGATCACAAACGCTCATTGATTGTCTCCTCTAGTCCAAGTACCCCCATCTCAACAGGGGGGTTAGCTGCATCCCTAAACTCTGGGTTTTCCTCTAGTGCCTTCCAGTACTCCTCTTTCATCTTCCTGTGCTCATCAGGATGGTGATATGGGTTGATCTCTTCCCACTTGGCGGTATCAACATCAAGCCTCTGCCCATGAGTCAAGACCCTTTTCATTTTCTCTGCCTTTCTGGCATACTCAAGCTCTTCATGTATCCGAGCCAGCTCCTCAGAGTGTTCAAGATTCTCCTGGAGGGTCATAGATAACCTGTACCTTTCCTTTGTACATGTCCAGTTCCACGGGAGCATTAGCATACTCGTACTGTAGGTTCAGACTAGAGGCATTGACAAAGCAAATACCTTCAACGTTACTCCAGCCAGCAGCCTCATGGATATGTCCAAAAACATGAAGGGCAGGTTTGACCCTACCCACTAGCTCATCTCGCAGGTCTTCGTCTCCGACTCCACTGCCAGTCCTGTTCGTGATGTCCTGGATCCCAGCAGGGGGACCATGGGTGACCACTATATCTGTATCTTCTGGGATTTGGGACCACTTGGCCCTGAGGGGCTCGCCTCTAGCAACATTGAAAGCCCAGTCATGAAACATAGGCTGCCAGGGGCCTCCCCATATCTTCATGTCATTGAAATAGGTCATCTCTCCCTCCAAATAGGTGATTCCCTTGGTCTTCATTATCTGACGATAGATCAGCTTGTCAGTGCTAGCCTCCAGACCGAAGTCATGGTTACCTCCAATTAGCACCTTCTTCCCATGGGGCAGGTCAGCAAACCACTGGATGAAACCCAGCAACTCTTCCGGGCTGCCCATCATTGAGACATCCCCCGCATGAATCAGGAGATCTCCAGGAGGGACCTCCATCAGCCCGTGCTTGTTATGGGTGTCTGAGATACAAACTACTCGTGTCGTCATGAGAGAGGACTCCTAATCTAGAGAATGATCCTGCAATAGTCACTGGTCTGGTCAAACTGGGGCACTGGCTCTCCCCAGGGTCTCCTATAGCCCATTATGAGCCATGGTCCTGTGCCAGAAGGGGCCTTGGCCAGCTCCCTCCTGCAATTCAGGCACCTCACCCTGAAATGAGTGATAATCTTCTTCTCAGGGGGGTCTCCGAGCTTCCGAGCCGTCATAGCCACAAATAGATGGCCCTGCGGGTCATTCGGTGGCTCTATGGGCCTCTGGAGGTATTCTTTGGCGTTCATGCTCGTTTTACCTTTAGTTACTCTGCTTCTGTCTCGGAAATGGTCTTTTCGAGGTCTTCTCGTCCCATTCTGGACATTTTACAGAGTCCCTCATAGATAGATCCAAGAGGGAACATCTCTGGGGTATGATCCTCTACCTTCTGTGGGAATTCCTTGGTAGGAGGAGCCGTACAATCCGAGACCAGCTCGATAGGTGGATAGATACAAGGCGGGCAGTAGCAGTGCTCGGGAGTACATATCCTCATGCAATCAGGAGGATCTTCCTCTCCTTCCTCATTATCAATCTCATCTTGTATACCATTCCCTAGAACATCATCGTCTAGATCTCCAGTTAGGAAGATGAAATACCTGTGCCCCGGAGGTGCTTGTTCCCAAGCTCTCATAAGCTCCTCATCTCCTGGCTCCATGATCAGAACAAGGGGGTGGTTCTTGTTGACCTTCATCAACTTGTTACCTATTTTGATTCTCATGAGTTTTTCTCCTTGGTTTGTGTCTTCCTCTTGTAGACCCCTCTAGTACATTCAATCTCTATCTCGTCAGGGATGACCTCAAGGGTCACCCTGCCAAATGAACCATCCACATCAGCCTTGAATGAGACCTTCTGGACATTCCTCATTTCTTTCCCGTGGTCATCCAGTATATGGACATCAGAAGGACTGATAATCCCGTCCGGTCCTGCCTTGGCTACTATTTTCACTAGGGGCCTCCTTGTTAGTTCCTCTCTATCTAATATCGTCATAACCCTTACAATGATAACACTATATCCTGTGACATTACAAGGGGATGAAGGGGTCTAGAATATATGCAGCGGCTCCAGCACGGGCGAAGAGCCCCTTAGGTACTCAAACCACCTAAAATATTATATAGCAATAAGATACAGAGAACAAAAAGGACTAGGGGTATTGAGATGGTGAATTGTTTGAGGGGGTACCTAGGGTATATAAGGGTTCAAACTAATGAAGTTCGGAGCCCACCCCGTTGTTCTCAGTGAAGTACATTGAGAAACAGGCTTCTCTAGTATGGAAGGATAGTAAGATGTTGATTTATCTTGCTGGTCCGATGACAGGGATAGTTGAGATGAACTACCCTCGGTTCTTCCAGGTGGAGGAGCTGTTGGTAGGCATGGGTGTAGAGGTGATGAACCCTGCACGTAACGTGGGTCCTGAGTACAGTGATTTCATGGAGCAGGGGTTGATGCAGTTGGAAGAGTGTGAGTGTGTGGTGCTGTTGGAGGGGTGGGAGGCTAGTAGTGGTGCGTTGGTAGAGGTAGAGAGAGCGAGTGAGCTTGGTATCAGTGTGTTCACACTGGATGAGTTCATCATGATGATGGGTGGTGGTGAGTAGGTACTGATAGTGTGGTAGTACCAATGTGGTACTGCCTAGTAGGTAGATATACTCAAGGAGTAGACAATGGTTAACTTCGCAAGACTGATGATGCTGGTTGCATTGATGGTACTAGGTGGTGCTGTCATGCCTGCTGCCATCATGCACTATGAGATAGACAGTGGTGTGCTGTTCCTCATGGGTGTGTGTGTGGTTGGTCTCATCATGGGTAGTCTCCTGCACAGGTGGGAGAGGCAGTCTCAGGCACAGGCCAAGGTGAGGGAGCACATGAAGACAAGCTCTCTCTATACCAGTGAGAAGGGAGAGGTGAATCCAGTAGTGGCATACCTGGTGTTCGCTGCATGTATGGTGGTATGGACCATCATGGTAGTGATCACTCAGAATGGAGGGTGTGACCTGCTGGGGTGGATAGTGGTAGTGGTAGCGTGTGTGGGTATCATAGTGGCTGTCACTGCAGTGGTACTGGGCTGTATGATGGCTGTACTGTGGATCACCGAACGCCTGTAACTCTAGATGGGGGGGAGTAAGGAAGGTACTCCCATGTTCAAGGATGATGAGTATGCTGTGTGGTTCGCTGATGGTGAGCTTGAGATCATCAAGGCGTACAACGCAGTGGATGCCATGATACATGCTCGCAAACTCCATGTGGAGAAGGGTATGACGTGGCTCATTCATTCAGTGTACTACCTGCCCCTCATGCGGGGCGCACAGGCCCACTTCGATGGGTCTCCAATCAAAGGAAGGAAGTAAGACAATGCTGTGCATTATGGCAGTCATCAAGGCCCTCGACATCATCAACGAGGTCCTCTGGTCCCGGTGTTGCATGAAACTGGAATACCAGGGCCGCAACATGCAGTACAACGGACTCCACGAAACCTGGGAAGCATCTCAGGGACTCTGGGGGGTTCATTGTGAGGTGGATGTGATTCAGACCAAGAATGGTGCTTGGATCAACATCTCTCTGGAGCCGTCTGGTAGAACAGGTGGTGAGTCCTGGAGTCTGGCTCTTGACAAGGACGAAGTGGATCGTGCCTTCAAGGGTGAGTTCTACAGAAAGGTTCTGGCTCTCCATGTGGAAGGCAAGGAGATGGAGAAGTCCTGCAGCTAGTCTCTAACCAATGGGAGGGGATCACTCATCTGAGTGGTCCTCTCCTGTTTTTTTATATGGGCATAGGTGTGCTATGTCCGTATCAAGGAAGGAAAGTACAATGTTGATCATTATGATCATCGTCATCGTTCTGGTTGCTCTAGTCGCCATTCAGCCCACATGGGTATGGAAAAAGCTCAACCGTGCGTCGACTGATCGTGGTCACTTCAGGGCATCAAGGTGCATCAACAAGATCTGGTGGGTGCACATTCAACTCAACTACAGAGTGAGAAAGGCGCTCTTCCTTCTGCACTTCGATATCTACGTTCCGTTGAGACACAAAGTGATGTTCTCGCGTAGAGTGTATCCTGTCTTGAGGAAGATCGGATACTTCAGGAACTAACAACAAGGGAGGGGTCATCCACAAGGGTGGCCTCTCTCATTTCAAGGAAGGAAGTAAGACAATGTCATCGAATGACGCTGGTACACTCTCAAAGGTGGAGACCGAGATCTCTCCTGACTACGCTCTTCTCAGAGTGATGGCGATTGATGGGAAGGTCAAGTACGCCAAGTCAGTAGACAGTCGGTTCACCATGGAAATCACTCCCGAGGGCACTCACTTCTGGTTTGGGCCCTATCTCGTGACTGACTTCCATGAGATCACCATGCATGTGGATTTGCTGGATGAGATCCTCTGCAAGCAGGGGCCGCTCATCTGCACCAAGTAGCCAGTACATGGAGAGGGGTCACCAACAGTGGTGGCCTCTCTCTGTTTTTTTATACGGGCATAGGCAAGCTATGTCCGCATTTCAACTCAACAAGGAAGGAAGAATCATGAGATTCACGACTGATGAATCCAATGTGTACAAGGCTCTCAAGGCTGCCATCCAGAATGGTGCCACGGAGACTGTACAGCTGATCCACCAGGCTATCGTGGATGGGCTCGGACTCAAGGGTAAGAAGGCTGAGAAGGCTGCCCTGGCTGAGCGCATATTCGAAGTGGTTGGTGCGGTCAACGCTGAGAAACACAAGGAAGGTCGTCAGGCGGCAGATCACTTCGGTGACATGCTCTCCTCGAAGACCTCCATCATCATCGATGAAGAGACTGTGGCCATCAAGGTCGGCTCTCTTCGTGCGGTGGTTGTGTGGCATCAGACGCAATACCAGGCTCGGCATGGTGGGCGTACTGAGGCTCGGCGTGTTGCTGCTGCTGAGAAGATCGAGAAAGCTCGGGATCTCCTCACGGCAGACGACATCTCGGTCAAGAAGCAGCTGGCTGATCTGGGTAGAATCATCCGGGTCGACGCTGCTGTCACAATCGGTGGGTTTGTCCAGAATCGTCTGAACAAGCTCTCCAAGAAGCTGGACAAGTAGTCTAGTTGACAGTGAGGGAGGGGTGGACTCTTGTCCACCTCTCCTTCTTTTTTTATACGGGCATAGAGAGGCTATGTCCGCTTTACGTTAACCAAGGAAGGAACGTAATGAGACACGGACGCTTGGTGCTTCCGTACACTGAAGAGATATGGATGCCATGCTTCATCTGTGGGGTGAGAACACCCTTCAGAGACGAGTTGACAAACTTTCCCTTCTGTGGACTGTTGCATCATGACAAGGCAGCTGAGCTGATGGATCCTGGTCCTGCCAGGTATGCAACGGCTAAGTTCTGTCCAGTCAAGGCCAACAACAAGGGCGTCATAAACTCTTGCACGCACGATAAGGGTGATAACCTCACCTGTAAGGACTGTGCTAAGAAGTTTGTGCGCACTTGCGAATGGTACGACGATTGCCCGATGTCTCCCATGAACCATCCCAAGGTTATGTTGATAGCCGGGATGAGTGGTTACTACTGGGGCTTCAGGCCTCATACTGACCACTACTCGGGGGATGATGATCGGGTGCTCGCAGAGAGTGACTATCTCTTGGACACCGCCTATGATATCGAACAGGATACCATAGAGGGTGTGCTTGATGAGGACACTCCTGATGGACTGCCTGAGTGTGAGGATGATGGTGATGATCATGTACCTATGGGTATACTGGGCATCATCGACAATCCGCACATGGTGGCTATTGTCAGTGGTGAGGAGTCTGACTTCTACACTGAGAATGACACCATTGGTCGCATGGATCCTCATGTGATCACTCGGGTGCACTTCCGTAAGACAACTCCGGATATCCCGTTCCTCAAGGGTATGGGAAGGACGGAGAAACAGTGTGTCTGCTACTCTCGCACCGTCAAGGAGTGGGAGAAGGACGAAGAAGGACCACTGTTGACACCGGAGCAGATTCGCAAGATCCTCTGCTCCTAAACCCAGGGGGTAGGGCTCATAGTGGGCTCTGCCCCCACCTCAAGGAAGGACAAGACAATGAGAGTCTTCGTGACAATCACTACTGGTCGCAATGGACGGGATGACCTCCTGGACCTTGCTGCGAATAGTGTGTTGGGCCTCATCTTTGCTTCGGATACGGAGCTTGGACAGAGGCACCCGGAGATTGGCGCTGACTGGATTCTGTGCCTGGAACGCTGCCAGGATATCCAGGACAACTGGTCGGTTGCCAGCACGACGGTGGAAGTCCCCATGGATGATGAGGACTATCACCTGACCAACAAGGGCCTGTACTCGTTCATGAGCGAGAAGGGCTATCACGGGGCTGAGTGCCAGGTCATGGTCACCGGACGCCGGGAGTCTGGGCCTGCCTACGCTGTCTGCCTCATCACTGAGTGGTTCAGCAAGAAGGAAGGAGACAAGAACATGTCGGAAGCGACCAAGGAGACTACCCCCAAGGAGAATCTCCACATGCTCGTCGATGGTGTCAAGGGCACTGTCGTGGGATCCGCTGGTCTGGGTGTGACGGCTACCAAGAAGGCTTGGGGTCTGCTCTCGGACATCGCTGGCATGAGCAAGGCTGCTGGAGCTGCCATGAAGGAGCACCGGGCTGAGCAGAAGGCCAAGGATCGCAAGTAGTCAAACCACAACCACTCTCCTTTGTGGGATAACACCCACCAGGAGAGATAGGGGGATATATCATGGATCTCGGAGCTATCATCATCATGGGGATGTTTGCCATAGTCTTGGCAGCATTCATCTTCGTCGTCACTCGTGAGTGGGTGAAGGCACACCGTGAGAACAAGGAACACAAGGCCTGGGAGAAGGAGGATCTCAGACGCAGGCTCATGGAAGAGCACAAGGAGAGCGAGAAGATCATGACTGAAGGCTGGTTGAATGCCATCCTCCAGGACGCAGAAGAGAAGTGCAGACGATAGCTAGAACCCCCCTTGGGGGAGGGGCCCACGTAGTGGGAGGGGGTACTATATGGACATAGTCCAATCTCAAATTCACATCAACCACACAAACAACAATCTTCCAATAGAAGACCCAACCACCCAGCATAGCCCCACCAAGACACCAGGTAATAGTAATACTATGTGGCCAAGCCCACGAGCTCCACCATAGAGCTAGTATAACCCTACCATAGAAGAAGCAGGTAGTAGAGACCCATTAGGGGTCTCCTACATTGGTTCTTTGTCTTAAAGACAGTAGGGGAATAACCAGCCGCCAGGCTCCTGGATCTCCACCACTCAAACATGCTCTTAGTACCCTTGGAGGAGTTGCACGAGCGACACAGGGTGCTGAGATTAGACCTAGTAGATAGCCCACCAGAGGTCACAGGAACTATGTGGTCATAGCACAGATGGTCAGTACTCCCACAGACTGGACACAGTGCCATCAGTGGTAGATCATCAGGGATAGCACCACAGGCTCTACGCTTATTCCTAAGGTTATGCCTTCTGGTATAACGGAGACCCTGGGAAGTCTGGAGCCAGGCTTCACGCCAGATCCTATCACCTACCTTAATAGGTAGTAACTGAGAGGATATTGTTGACCATCTCATGCCAGCAGGCACAGTGGAAGGACGAAGGGGAAGGAGATCATTGCCCTTTCTCAACTGTTGGTAGTGGCCTGAACACAGGCCCTTGCATTTCAACTGTCGATCACAATCTGGGAAGGTACACATGATGGTTCTCCTCTATGTGTATTATACCATATCGATTGGCTTGAGACCCTACAGAAACCACGCCTTTTAGTGCTCTACTGGCACTACAAGCGAGCTGACAC